CCCACGTCCGCTTTATGCGACTCGCGTGCGGTAACGCGTATTCCCCTGCTTGCAACCCGGTAGCTCCGCACGTTAAAGTGCGGAGGAGCCGTTCCCAGCCATCCTCCTCCCAGACTTCCGTCCGGGGGGTGATGGCGTAGCCATATGCCTCGAGCTGGTGCGCGTAGCGATTAAATCGCATTCGTACTCCAGTCTCGCGGTTTCGGACTACATGGTTGACGTCAGGGCGGTCGAAGCCGATTACTCGGCCAGGAGGAGCGGTAGTCCCTTTGGTGGGATTCCGCAACTTCTTAAGAGTATGGTCTTTAAGATCATACTCCCAATCAGGTAACTCCTGATATCGTACGTACGGAATCGGGACCTTATACAGGCCTCGAACCAAACGTTCGACAAACGACGCGACTCTGCTATAGCCCGCTTTGTACATCGAGTTGGAAAACTCGACGTACGATTGGAGCTGTAGGGGATCGTGTGGTGAACGCTGGCACCATGTCTTCCGTAAACGGATAGGTGTGACGTCGACGCCCATGAAGGCGTCGCACCCGCAGGATTCTCTAAAGAACCCTGAGACGCAGCACTTGGAGCGATTGAACAATAGTCCAAAACGCTCTAGTTGTTGCATTACAACAGGATAGTCTTCCCTGTTGCATATGATGTCATCGCCATACACGTAGACGGAACGGCAAGCCTTATATAGCGAGCCGCCCCTACGTGTGTGTATAGCACTAGATGCGAGAGCCCAGAACACCAAAGCCTCAACGGGAAAGCATACGCTTGAACCCATTGGAGCAAAGGTCTCTAGATCTACTCTCGTACCGTCAGGCAGACGTGTCGAACCAGACCGAGTAGCGAGCAAAGCGTGATACCATTCGGTACCACAGAAGAGCGCACTAACCAGTTTCAACGACACGCGGTCTGATGCCTCCTTCATGTCGAGGGTGACGAGCTCCTGAGTCAGCGATGACTCAAGTGCTAGTCGCCTGTTGATATCCTGCCGCGCGAAATTAACGCGCTGCCGGGTCAACGGGTGCCTCTCGATGTGGGAATACAGCGCCTTGCGCTGTCCCTGCTGCAGCCACTGTTTTTCAAGTGGTTCGCAGGAGATCAAACGTGGGCCTCTCGAATCCTTCGGAACCAGAACGACTTTAGCCGTTCCAGTTACAAGTTCCTCGAGCGACGGGAGCTGATGCAAACGGTCACATGTATGGGATAAGGAAACGTGAAAATACTCCGTAAAGGGGTACCACGCTTCCGAATCTTTGTACATGCGCGAGAAGGAGGATTTTTCTCCTCCAACCTCGCCCGTCGCAACAGCTCCTGGTCCATGTCCGGGTATGATATCCCGTGACGATAAACCTCCCAGAACCTCAGTAATGAGGCTCCGAGCACGTTTAATAATTGCATCACGTGGGTCAATCTCCAGCTTCTGAAGCTCGAGGTTGACCGCAACGAATGAGTCCAGTACTTTTTTGGTACTCGTTTCATTTGATGGTAACTCCAGCTTATATAACAGCTGGGTGATCTGCCTAACGTGCCTAACTGCGGTGATGGCCTCCTCACAACGAGGAGACCCAACTACCAACTCAAGGACATGTCCTTGATCGTCGAACACACGTTCAATCAACCACCACAAAAATAGTGGAGTTGTACGGCCAGGTTTCTTTCGAAACCCGACTGGAGTGAACGCGTCGTTCCCTTGGAGAGCCTTGTCAAAGGCTTTTCCGTAGGATGGAAGGGTCTTCGTAAAAAACGAAAACCCTTCCTTACGAGCGCGCGATCTCATTTTCATGAGTTCGCGTTTTAGTTCAACCGAGTTGATATAACACCAATCAGTCGCTATGTCTGTCACCAATCGCTCAAGTATCTGGGTATAAACCCCTAAGCTATTATGATCTCCCATAAGGGTAGGTCTCTTAGCTCAGCACTATGAGGACGATAACAGGTCGCTGCTCCCACGGGAGCGTGGATGGCTGCTACGCTTCGCCGTCAATAAGACGGACGAACGTGTTACCAGAGATGACGTCGTTAACGCGAGGCGGATCACTCTCATCACGGACTCCACCAAGGAGCATGAAGAGAGCGAGCGTAGCACTCGCGTTGCGGGCATCGTCACTAGTAAACGTCGCGCCCTGTGGAAGGGCGGTGAGACTGTAGCAGGACATGGTCACGGGCTTTCCGGTCACCGCATCGATACGAGTGAAATCGTATCGAATTAGTGTCCGGTCCGTCACGTAAGGCGCATTCTCTTTTGAAGTAGAATGCGACACAGTCTGAGACACTTTCGTGCCGTCAGCAGCTGTGCCCTTACGCTTGGCAGTGCCCTCACCGTCCGAAACCGTATGAAGCGTGAGCGACGTACCGGCCCCAGATCCGCCGAAAGCGACGGATAAGGCAGTATGCGCAGCAGCTCCATTCGGCAACGAATCGATGAGATCACTGACGTATGGGACGACCAGGGGATCTTTCAGCATAGTGCTGGGAGATTTCCTTTCTAGTTTCGTACATGCAAGACTATGTCCGCGCGGAATGCGCAGCGATAGTCATATACAGACAAGCAAGCTCATCTGTAATCATAGCATCACCGACCGGTTCCTTCCACTCAGAAGGGCGCAGCGCCTACGCGAAAGCGTTTGCGTTTGCGATACCGTGTCGGCTTACCAGGTGTACTGCCCGTTACTCGACCACGAGCACCAATGACCGCAAGGCCATTGATCGTTCGGCGGATGGTTAGTCCCTTAGCGAGTAACGAGCTGGTGTCTATCTTCAACGGGTACGGAAACTGACGTTTCCGCGCCCGCTGCCTCACGGTAATCGAGCAAAAAAGCTCGTCCAGTTCGTGTTCAGGCGAGGTTACCCTCGTCGTTCCCACGTACTGCAACCGGAGGTCTGCATTGATCTCGGTGGCTAGGCTTTCGGCCCAGTCATCTATGACCAATGTGACTGGAAACGCGCGAGGTTTCTTGCTATGCAAGAACTTACTCACGTCGACAAACCAGTCCACGACGAATGAGAACGGGATCAAATCCCATAGAGCAGCGGGGTCTAAAACTCCCAACTGATCTATGACGTACGTTAAGGACGTCATCACACTCGTGAGCTCAGGACAAATGAAGTGATACTTCACCGTCTGATGCGATATGATCTTAGCATACGATATAGTTGCAGCTACATGGTGTACCCCGCCAAAAGCGGGGAACCGTAATAGCTGTTCGCGCATACCGGCTTCGCCGTAGACCTGTTCAGGTCCACGGTAAGTCCGCACTGCGTTCAACTTGTTCGTCTTAGTGATCCATGTACGATACCACTTAAAAACAACATTCACGAAATCGCGAATGTCGGCAATAGTGGGGAGCAGGCCATATTGAATAGCCAGATGAGAGGAGGAAATCTCCTTCATCGTTCTTTTTCCAAAGATGCTCCGCAAGGACGCTGTCGAGTTAAATATCGCTTTAATACGATACGCGCTCTTCAGGAAGCCCTTGCACAACAAGCCCCACTCCTTGAGATCACGAAACAAGTACCAAATCGAGAATTCGCCGTCAAGCGGATCCTCTAGGGACTTAATCGTGATACGGAATGGTGGGGACATGAGACCATACAGATCGAGCGCACTCCTACCACTTGGAATCAGACTAGACGGGTCCCATACGGAACCTGTCACATCGTCTACCAAGTCCCCTATTACCTGGCTATCAGACAACGCCACCACCTCGCCGGGAAAACCGGTAGAGTAGTAGCGCGTATTTAAGCCAGGGTTCTGCGACATACCCATCCCATCAAGGGACAGGTACTCGTGGTTCCAACTTACGCGAGTTTCGATCAGATCCTGCATGCAGGGCTCTGACCATTTCGGTAAGTCGTACACGCTACTAGCGATTCTCTTGTAGAGAATCGTCGGAAACGTGTCATGATCGTCGATGAAGCGCCCGAAGGTGCCATCGCCGTTATCATGGGCGGGGTCCCAATGTGCGCGCACAGGCGTGGTGACATTGGTTGCGGTATAGGAAGTGCGGTGTTTCATATCAAACTCAACCGAGGGGCTCGCG